CTAGAGATTCCGCTGCCCGCGCGAGACCGCGCGCGCGATCTGGCCGGTGATGTAGTTCTCCGAGCGGCGGAAACTTTCGAGGTCCGGCGTCGCGATCTGGATCGTGATGCTGTTGCCGCCGCCGCGCCCGGTGACGCCGAGTTTGCCGTCCGGCCCGCGCGCCAGCGGCATGATCGCCTCCGGACCCGCCTCGCCGGCGAGACCGACGCCGCCCTGCATCAGCGGAAAATAGGTCGGCGTGCCGATCACGCCGCCGCTCGCGAACGGTTTCACCGCGCCGCTGGCGAACTTCGGCGAGGCATCGCCGGAACCAACGGCGCCCACGAGGCCTGACAGCAAGCTCTCGATCCCGCCTGAAATACTCTTTTCCAGCGGCTTGAAGGCAAGCCGCACTGCCATGTCGGACAGCCGAAGCGTCAGCGACTTCAGCACATCGTCAAATTGCCTGCCGCCGATGACCGACGACCGGAAGGCCCCTGTCATCGCGCGCGAAAACGCATTCGCGCCCATCGTCAATTCGCGCGTTCGCAAACTTACGCTGTCCAGTGACTGCGACGACTCTTCGCTCGAGGCTTCGAATGCCATGCCTATGCTCCACGCGCCTTGTCGGGAAATCTTTGCATCAGCTGATCCAGCGCCGTGCGATCGATCGGCTCGCGGTTCGGACCGCGCACAGCCGCGACTGCATAGGCCAGTTCACGCGGCGTCATGCGCCAGAAATGATCCGGCGGCAGACGCAACACGCCGATGCCGAAGCCGATTGCCTGCGCCCATGGAAACGGCTTCATGACGTCTCGCTGATCGGTGCGCCGTCGAATGTTGCAGTAATGAGAGCGGCGGCGACTCGGACATATCCGGCCGCGCTGCCGTCAACCGTCATGGCCGCGACATCATCATCCGAAACCGTCTCGCCGGCGCCGCGCAATCCCGCCGCGATGATGCGAACCAGATCGCGCGCCGACAGCCGCCCGGTGCCGAAGCGCTCCGCAAGCGCCATCAAATCGCTGGCCTCGAATGCGGATTCCAGTTCGGCCAGCGCGCCGAGCGTCAGCACCAGTGTGCGCCGCCTGCCGCCGAGGTCTGCGGAGATTTCCCCGCGATAAATATTCGCCATGATCAACCCGCCGTGAATGTCAGCGCACCGGCGGATTCCAGCGCAAGGTCGAACGTCACCTCGCCGTTGTGCTCGCCGGAAAACTCAAGGCTCGAAATCTGGAACAGGCCCTCGATGACGCCGAAGTCCGGCACCACGACCTGGCAGGATTTCAGCACACCGTCGAAGAACGCCTGACGCACCAGCGCGTCGGAGGCTGAGTCCTTGAACAGTCCCCTGCCCGACACCGACGCGCGCTTGACACCCGCGCCTGCGAGCAACTCGCGCCAGCGCTCGGTGGATTCCGCGTGCGTCACATCGACCGTCTCGGCGTTGAACGCGATCCGGCGGCTGCGCAACCCGGCGACGGTCACGAAGCCCGCGCCGTCACTCATCTTCAGCAGCAGGTCCTTGCCTTTCTGGGCGGCCATCGTTCTCTCCTCAATGTTGACGCGAATTCGGACGCAAAACCGGTGTCCACTTTTGCTGAATTCGCTTCAGGTCAAAGGTTCCGTGACAGCGCGAAACCGCACCAGCGCGTGATAGGTGCGCCCGTCGGACTCGCGGCGAATGTCGGCGATTGAAAATCTCAGATTGACCAGCCGATGCCCGTGGGGCGACAGCGGCGCATCGTCGAGCGCCTGCAGCAATGCTCCGGCGATGACATGCGCCTCGCGATGGCCGCCTTTGCGTGACCAGGCATGCAGCGTGAGCTGATGTTCCTGCGTCTGCCCACCGTCGGACGACGCATCGATCAGCCGCGCCTCGCCGAGCGTGACATAGGGAAACTCGGCATCGCGTGGCGGTTCATCGTAGATCCTGCCGCCGCCGAGTGCTGTGGTGAGCGCGCCGTCCGTCAGCAACGCGTCATGGATCGCGGCGCGCAGCGCCACGTGGGCTGTGGTCATGAGTGATGTCCTGAAAGTCGGGCAGCGCTTTCCTTTCCCTCCCCCTTGTGGGGAGGGTGGCGCGTGAGAGCGAAGCGAACAACGCGTCGGGTGGGGGTGGATCGCGCGAGTAGCCCGAAGCCCCACCCCGGCCCACGCTTCGCTCGGCCGACCCTCCCCACAGGGGGGAGGAATAAAGGCCGATTACGAGACCCGCACGTCCGCATCGATCTCGATAAAGCGGCGGTCGTCGCGGTCGCGGATCGCGACAATGCGATAGATCCTTGCGCCGTCACTGAAGCGATGCTGCAGCGTGAACGAGAAGTTGCTGCGCAGGACGATGCGATAGCTCTGCGTCGCACCGTCGGAATCCGCCTCGACGCCGCGGCGTGCCGATAGCGGCGTGACCTGCGCCCACACCGTGGCGAACGTCGTCCAGGTGCGCTCCACACCGCCCTGATCGTCAGGCGTCTCGACAGGCCGCTGGATCACCAGCCGGGTCTTCAACTGTCCGGGATCGATCATAGCGACAGCACCCGATGCGAGGCGATCATGGCGTTGACGCTGGCCGGCATCACCGCGACGCTTGAGCCGATGGCGATGAGGCCACGGTTTTCATACCAGTGCGCCACCAGCATGCGGATCGCCTGCAGCAATGTCGGGGGCACGTCGCTCGCCGCCGCGCCGAATCCGACTTCGATATCGAGTTCGATGCCCGCGACGCTGCGCCCCGGCACCGGCAGCGACCAGCTCGGCGCGGCAAGTACACCCGCCGCGGCATCGACCACGAAGATCTCGGGATCAATCGTGCTCGCATCATTCTCCGCGTTGAATACGCGGGCTGCGGCGAGCGCGCGCAGCGGGCCGATGCGCGGCGCGATACGTCCGCCATCAGGCCAGCGGTCGAGCACCAGCCGCCAGGTCTGCACGATCAGTGCATTGCGCGTCAGCGCCTCGATATGGTTGCGCGCGGCGGACACCAGCGCCGTAATGATGGCGTCGTCGTCGCCGTGTTCCACGCGCAGGAAGTGCTTCGCGTCCACAAGCGACAGTGGCTCGGCCGCTGGCGCGGTAATGAGATAGGCAGGCAT